ATTCACAAATGGTGTTACTTACGGATTTGATGAAGCCAATAGAGGTATTCAGGGAACAAACGGTACGCAAGGCACAAACGGAACACAGGGAACAACTGGTGCAACGGGTACAACAGGCGCGCAGGGAACTACTGGAACTACTGGTGCTACTGGTTCACAGGGAACGACTGGTACAACGGGTGCAACAGGCGCTCAAGGTTTAACTGGTTTGCAAGGTACTTCAGGAACTAATGGCGCTCAAGGAACTACAGGAACTACAGGAACTCAAGGCACTTCAGGTACAAATGGAACACAAGGCACAACAGGTACTCAGGGAACAACTGGAACAACTGGCGCAACAGGTTCACAAGGAATTACGGGTACTCAAGGTGTGCAGGGCCGCCAGGGTACAAACGGAATTCAGGGAACTACTGGTACACAAGGAACTCAAGGTATTCAAGGTACTACCGCTGGCGTAAATCTAATTTTTAACAGCGGAACAACATCAACTTCATCAACGGCTGGTCAATTTAACTTTAACAATGCCGTTGTTGCTTCCACTACAACGCTTTACATCAACAGTACAGTTGGCGCATCAATACTAATTGGTGACATTCTTACATTTTCATTAGGAACAACATTTGCGCAATTTACTGCATCTGCCGCAACTACTTTAGTTACAACTACTTATACCGTTCCTGTTACATTTGGTTCTACTGGCGGAACATTTACAAACGGTGTTACTTATGGACTTATTGAAGCCAACAGAGGTATTCAAGGTACAACTGGAACTCAAGGAACAACTGGCACAACAGGTGCAACTGGAACGCAAGGAACTACAGGCACTCAAGGTGTGCAAGGCCGCCAGGGAACTACTGGTTTAACTGGTAATACAGGTTCCCAGGGAACAACAGGAACTACAGGTAACACGGGTTCTCAAGGAACTTCAGGCACTAACGGAACTAATGGCTCTCAAGGTACAACAGGTACAACGGGCGCAACTGGATCACAAGGAACACAGGGCGTTCAAGGCCGTCAGGGAACTCAGGGTTTAATTGGTACTGGAACTCAAGGAACAACTGGTTTGCAAGGTACTCAAGGCGTTACGGGCGTAGCGGCAACTGACCCTATTACCGCCGCATTACTTTTGGGCGGAATGTAATTAACGCACCCAAATCATTCCAACATCTGCCGTTGGCCTAAGCCCTGCAACTTTCCAACCGCCATCAATCCAATCATCAGATGTAAGTTGATGCCAGGCTAATAATTGATTACTGTTGTTTACTCTTAAATCAAACCATTCATCAGGTTGTTCTAAATGGCTAACAATGTATTGAGGCGCTACTTCTCTGTAACCCAATGTAAATAAATAATCTAACTGATCCTCATGTTGGTGCATGGTTTCAAATGTCCACTCAAAGCAAAGCGTTCCCCCGTAATGGCGGGTTATGCCTTTCATTACTTGCCACTCTGCACCTTCAACATCAATCTTGATCAGATCAGGGTTGCCGTATTTATCTGCCAGGGTGTCAATGGTAATTGTGTTTACCTCAATCTCACGGTGAGGCTTTCCCGCGTATGGCATGCGTTCATTTGTTAGCCAATCTTTATTAAGCGTACTAAGCCCATCTTCATCTGCCTCATAGAACTTTAGGCGCTCGCCATCTTTATCGCTCACAGCCATTTTAAGAGGCACAACATCAGGGTTGTAAATAAAGTTATTAACTAACTCCCCAAACACGCGTGGAGCGGCTTCTAAGGCTATTACGCGGTATCCCTGAGCCAACCCTGCAACCACTGCATCACCACGATTAGCGCCAACATCAAACATCAACATGAGCAAGCCTTTCCAAATTGTTTTTTACCGCTTTTGCGTATCCTGGATTTAACTGCATGCCATCTAACTTGTGTAAGAGTTCAAGGCTCTCATCTTTGCGCCCTATCCACCAGGCCGCTACTGCCTTTTCAAACAAAAGCACATACTTGCCTTCATAACCCACATCTACAGGAAGCGGCGCATTTAATTGATTGTGCAATCCAATGTTTGCCCAGGTGTAACACTCTTGCCACTGCTCTAAACGCTCATGAAACTGCGCGAGCAAAAAATAACCTTCAGGGCGGTATGGCAAATACGCAACTGCCTGCAATAAACAGTTACTTACAGTTGCTTGGCGGTCATTTTGATCATCAAAACAATGTGCGGCTTTGAGAAGTGAGGCATAAACCAGGGTTGGGTGTGACTCAATACCGTATTCAGCGGTGCGCAAATAAAAAGAAACCGCTGATGCTGTTTGGTTTTGCTTCTCATACTCCACTGCTACATCAAAATTAAGCCCTGGATTGAATGGATCTTTAGATAGTTCTACAACTAATTGCTCAATTTTCATACGCTAAAGCCTCCATAATTAGATCTTCAACTACCAATTTAGGCACTTCAAGAACAAAAGCGGCGTTATCCTGAAAACCAAATGACACCAAAAGATTACCTTTGTGAACCGCCGCCCCTACACAAAACTCAACGCGAGCATCTAAGAATGAAAATTCATTACTTAGCCCCACAACATTTAGTTCTTGATCCCACACAACTAAACGGTGACGGTAAATTGCATCTTTTTGCTTGAGGTAATTCTTAAACAGATCTACTTCATGGGTAATGGAAATGTACATACTGCCCCACCGTATGACCTGGCTAGATCCGCGTTGATCTTTTGGCGGTATGGTTGTTGGCTTAACAAATACCTGTTCACATTCCCCACTGATGGGGTTGGCATAAACTAATTCTGTTGGCATTGTCCATTTGATGAAATGGTATGGCTTATCAATTACAGGTATCCAATTCTTCTCACAATAAGAAGCATCAGGAGCAGGGGCTTTGATACGCACACGCCTAACCTCTTTGACTGCCCAATTATCCCAATCAATCTCAATGCGGCTGTATTCCATGCGGCCTACGCCATTGGTAGTTGTATCGCGGCGGACTCCTACAAGGTAATAGTCATCTAACCACTGCACAACGCGGCAATCTTCTTCACCGACAAACTCCCACATAGGCGTTACATCTAAATCAGATGTATCCACTTTGGCGTGATGGGTCATTTCAAGATCATCATTAAGGCGGCATAAGTAATTAACAGTTACTAAGCGTTGATCCTTTTCAGGGTGCAGGTATGACAATGGCCCAAAACGGCTAGGAAATTTCTGCTCATTTTCTGCATGGTATAGCGTGTAATTTACATGGCGTAAGTTCACAAGAATGTTGCCTTTGTCATCAATAAAAATTGATGGGTTCATTAGCCCAGTACCGCTAGTTAATCCGTGAGGAATTACTAATGGCGCTAGTTTGCCTCCATGTTGAACTGCCTTCTCTACTAAGTTCATAATCCTTACAATACATGATGTGGCTAAAATCGCTATCATTGCCACACGCCTGATTTACAAGAGGCATAACAAGGGAGATACGCATGGGTCTGCGTGACCGTATCGCAAGAGCAATAGCAACTGGCAATCTTGAAAAAGGCCCTAACCTGCCTAGAGGTGCTACAACAATTGGCACTGATGACCTCATGGCCCAAAGCGGTTTAGCAATGCAACAAACTTACGGCAACAATGTTGCTCTCCCACGCGCACCATTTAGCGCAACAGTTCCATTTGGCCCAGGCAATCCAATTATTCCTGGCGCGATTAACCCAATCAATCCATTAACAGGCCGCCCTGAACCGCGCCGTTATGAGTACCAGGTTGCTCAGAACATCAACATTGTTCCAACGCGCTTAGTTCCATTCTCAACATTACGAGACGCTGGCGATAGCATTGACATTTTGCGCCGTTGCATTGAAGTAACTAAATCAAAAATGAACGGTTTAGATTTTGACATTGTGCTTGGTTCAGACGCATCAGAAAAGATTGCGGCAGAGTCAGGCGGAGATCATGTGCGCGCTATGGCTAAGGCCCGCGAGAAATACACAGATGAAATTAACCGCTTGCGTGAGTTTTGGGAAAACCCTGACAAAGCAAACGGATACACATGGCAGGACTGGATCAACATTGCTGTTGAGGACATTCTTGTAATTGATGCTTTGGCTGTTTACCCACAGCCAACAGTAGGTGGAGATCTTTATGGTTTCCAAATTCTTGATGGTTCAACAATCAAACCGCTTATTGATGACCGCGGTATGCGCCCACTGCCACCTAACGCCGCGTTCCAACAGATCCTTTATGGTTTCCCACGGTCAGAATTTGCCGCAACAGAAGAAGATCCAAAAGCAGATGGTGAATTTACTGCGGATCAATTGGCTTACATGGTACGCAATCGCCGCTCAACAACTGTTTACGGATTTAGCCCAGTAGAGCGAGCGCTACCACTTGCTGACATTTATCTGCGCCGCCAACAATGGATTAGAGCAGAGTACACAGACGGTGTAATGCCTGAACTTATGTTTACAACTGATGAAGATTGGGGAACTAACCCTGATCTCTTGCTTGCTTATGAGCGTATTCTTAATGATGATCTTGCAGGACAAACAGAGCAACGCAAGCGCGCTCGCCTACTGCCAAAGGGCTTAACACCTATTGTTAATGAAGGTTATGGCGAGAAATTCAAGGACACGCTTGATGATTATTTAGTTACTTCTATTTGTGGACACTTTGGCGTACAACCATCTGAAATTGGTTTCTCACCAAAGGGCGGATTAGGTGGAGCAGGCTATTCAGAAGGACAAGCAGAAAACGGTGAAGCATTAGGCATTGGCCCACTTGCTAACTGGATCTCTAAGCAACTTACAAATCTTTCTTACACATACTTAGGTATGCCGCGTGAACTTGAATTCAAACTTATGACTTCACAGCGCATGGACACAGAAGAAAATGCGCGCAAGAACCAAATTGAAGTTACATCTGCGGGTAAGTCAGTTAATGAACGCAGATCAGAACTTGGTTTGCCATTGCTTGATACACCACAGGCTGACATGCCAATTCTTGTAAGCGGAGCGGCTGTTTACTTATTCTCACCTGATGGATTGATTGATGCGGCTACTGCTTCAGTTGCCCCTACATTGAGCGGGCCTGATGCAACACCTGACGCACCTACAACTCCTGACACTCTTGAAGAAAAACCTTCAACAGAGGTAGAGCCTGAAGTTGATGCTGAAACTAGGGCTGAAGCAAAAGCGTTTATGAAGTGGGCTGTAAAAGGCGGAGCGCATAGGCGTGATTTTACTTTCAAACATTTAGATCCGATTGTTGGAGAAGCCCTAAACCGTTGTGCTTTTGATGGTGATTTAGATACTGCGCGAGCGCTGACTAAGGCTTATCTAACATGATTGAGGGCGCTCTCAAGGCAGATGGGCGCATAGCGGCAAAGAACGCGGTGAAGATTAGAGCGGCACTGCACCAGGTAACAGATTTCAAAAGAGTCTTTAATAAATACCAGGAAACAATGCCACAGCCAACTGATAACCCTACGCAAGATCGTGTGCGCGCTCGCTCATGGCTCATACTTAACATTTATCTAAATGATGAACCGTTGCGTTTGACTGTTATGCAAGCATGGGCAGAGGCTTATGTATTGGGTGATGTAGCCGCGCAAGAATGGTTACGCAAAACGCGTGAGGCAAACAAGGCTGATGACATTGAAGTTAATTGGGATAATTGGAGGCCAGGAGATGCGGCTACCGCTTTAAGAATTACGCCAACTGAAGGCTTTAGTAAGTATCTAAGAACTGTAAACGCTGATAGTTATTTTAAAAATTTTAACAAAGAAACTGTTGAAAATTTAGGCACTGCTCTTGCTGATGCAATTACTTTAGGCTTAGACGCTGAAAGCGCCGCTGTAATGATTGGCAAACATGTAGCAAATCCTAGCCGCGCTCTTACTATTGCTATTACTGAACAAAACCGCGCTATGTCTTTTTCAACTATTCAAA